TTACCTGTATTCTTCATCTGTATCGTCACTGTTTCCTACACCATCATTTAATTTTCTACTCAAAGGATCAAAAAGTGCCTGGGCTTCCTGGATATCATCTCGAATTTTACCCATTTCTTCATCCAACTGATGAGCAATCTTGGCTGTAATTTCCAGTCGCTTCTTTATCTCCTCTGGGAAATCCCCTTGGTACTTGTAGTTGAGAGAATGTTCTATCGTTGCCCAGAAATTCATGGCCAAGGTACGTATTTGAATTTCCGCCAAAATGGTTTTAGCACCATTGATAGTGTCAACCGTATATTCTACTACCACATGATAGGAACGATAGCCTGATGCTTTTCGATGAGTAATGTAATCTCGCTCCTGTATGATCCGCATATCCTGACGCTTGCGCAAAATCTCCACTACTTCCTTGACGTCATCTACAAACTGAACCATCACACGCAAACCAGCAATATCTTGCAAATCGTGCTCTAAGGTCGCATAAGTAATGCCACGCCGAGCCATTTTTTCCCTGATGCTCTCAATTGGCTTGACTCGGCCAGTCACAAACTCAATCGGAGAATGCCTATTTTGCTTACGATATTGCTTCCGAATACCACGTAGTTTAATCTTTAACTCACCAACAGCTTGAATGTAAGGATCTAGAAATTCTTCCCATTCTAAGGTCATATATTCTCCCTTGTTCTCATATTATCCTTCAAAAATATCTTTGATTTTTTCTCCAGATTCATATACAATAAATACAATGCTTATTATACCATAAGTGAAAAGCGTTTACAAATAGTTATCATCGCTTTTCAATAGTTGAGTTTTTACTTATTTTCCATTAAAATCATTTTCATTAATTGCTATCATTTTTTTAAATCGTATTCATCATCGTATTCATTTTCATACTCATATTTGCCCGTATAGTTGAGAAAGTGTCAGTTTATTTCTAATAGTTTACAAAAGAATCAGTGACTAATTCACTGTTTTTATTTTTAACAAAACCACTACTCCTCCAAGCAGATGATTTTACGGATTTGAAATGCGTTTATTCGATTTTCATAGCTTGGATTTTAAATCCAACCTTTTAGACAACAAAAAAACCGCAAGCCAAAGCCTGCGGTGAAAGAACATTTTAGAAAGTTTCCTTTCTATTTATTTAGTCGTAATCAAGCCGTCTGGTTCTACCCTGAACTCTGGCTTGTCTGCCATGCTGCCGTCTGGTTTGATATAATACCAGCCTTGACCTGCTCTGACGAATTCATTAGATACCATGTTACCATCTTTGCTGTCGAGATAGTACCATGTATCCTTGTACTTGACCCATCCTGTCTTCATGGCACCTTCTACGTCGAAATAGTACCACTTCTCAACGATTTTCTTCCAGCCTGTGGCCATTTCGCCTGACTGGTCAAAGTAGTACCAATTGCCGTCTGGGTGCTTCTTCCAGCGGTCTGCAAGCATGTAGCCTGAACCGTCGAAGTAGTACCAAGTTCCGTTGATCTTCTCAAACTTATCTTTTGGATAAGAGCCGTCTGAGTGTACATACCAATAGCCTTTATCGTTCTTCTGCCAGCCTGTTTCGGCGCCTAGGCCGTTCTCAATATCTCGCTTAAACTGTTCACGGCTAACACCCCATTTAGCAAGATAAGGATACGGGTCAACGTGGTCGCTACTGTTATCCGGCTGGTTATTCGTACAGTATTCGTGCGTCTTGATACCTGCTAGGTCGTCTGTATCAAGCGTTTTCGGCAAACCTGCTTCATCTGCTAGATTTCGTAGCAATTCGATATAAAGGCGATAGTCTGTCATGAACTCTTCTTTAGTTGAATGGCTTTCAATCAATTCAACTGCTGCATAGGTCTCAGCATTCCAACCGCCTCCAACGTCGTATGATCCGTTGTTTACAGGGCCTACCTGCATAACACGACCATTACCAACGACATGAGAAAAGAACCCGAGTTCAGGGTCCTTTCTGTAGTGATAATCGGCTTCGTTTTGAACAGTTGAGTTACGGTTTCCTGTTGAGTGAGCATGAACTTGACGGAAAGGCTCAAAACCTACAATCGGCAAGTCTGTACGTAGTCTACTTGTATCAATATCCATTATTACTCCTCACTTGGTTTCTTGTATTCTAGCGCTCGTGTGCTGTCTGTAATTCCACTTGTTGTTGGGTCATTGACCAGACCGATAGCAGTCAAGAACACGAAGACTGCATTAACAAGCAAAATCAGCTTGTTGCCGATATCACCCAAATCTAGATGATATCCAAAGACTGCTGCACCAGCTTGCAAGACAAGCAAGAAGGCCGGAATTGCAGTCAGCCAGAAAAATTTGTTTTCTAGTCGTAGTTTCCAGTTAATCATATGTTTTCCTTTCTACTTTAAAAATTTAATTATTTTTGCTTTTTTTGTGTATTTTTCTATTTTTTCCCCTATTGAGTCATCTCCGACGAATGCTATTTCAAAATATTTTCCCTCATTGTAAAGGTAAGATATTTCCGGTAATGAAAGAGGTGGTTTATCGTCGGCTTGCATAGATTTTATTTGTTTATAATCAAAATTGTTAGGTGTGATTACAGTATTTTTTAGAGAAAAAGATATAGTAGCTTTAAAACCGGAAGAACCACTTGGTTCTATTGTTAATAAAATTTCTCCTCCACCACTCCACACCAACCTATCGCCAATATACCGCTTAACAATCTCCTGATTGCCTAACATTATCCTTATTCTATCTTTCATAACTACACCTGCTTAAAGATATCATAAATCGTGTTAGGGTCTTTGGTTGGAAGAGCATCGTACTGCGCTTGTGTTCCTGCCCAATACTTCAGTGCTTGTTGTCCCTGTTGGTTGATGATGTTCTGACCAGGCGCTCCGTCTGCTCCTCTGGGGCCATCGTTTACGTTATCTAAATGAGCGAACCCAGAGGCCTTAAGACCTCTGTAGCTCACTTCAATACGGACTTCGAACCAACCACCAGAGCGCTGGGTAGCACTCCAGGTTCCAAATTTCCCAGCTGGATCAGGAGTCTGATTTCTCAACACCCCCCAGTTGTTATTTCCAAAGCCACGGTAGTAGTAATCAAGAGTATAACCACTCGTGACTGCTTCGCCATCGTAGAATACATCCGCAAACAGGTTCAACTGACTAGTCGCACCATTTCGATAAGACCCTTCGATACGGGCATTGACACTTAAGCTATGACCATTCTCACCCTTCAATCTATCGCGTTGAGTCGGTGTCAGCGTATCAAATGATGGCCGGCTTTCTAAAGCTGAAATCTTTTGTTTCAACTCAGTATCATTGTAAGTTGAATACAAGTGTCTTGACCCAATCTTTCTCACAGAAATACCTTGAGCGCTAATGCCTGTTACAATCCAGTAGCCTTCATCTGCTCCTTCAGAGTTGTTATTAAAGCTTTGAATTACATCTCCAAATTTGATACCTATTGGATTCATTAAAGAATTGATTGGTATTGTCGCAGTAGCACCGACTTCGTTTCCGGCAATATCCGATTTTGAAATCCGATATTCTGAGCTTCTCAAAACAGTTGGAAGATTAACAGAACCACCATTTGTGAGACTCAGTCTGTTGCCTTCTAAGCTGAGAGTTTGATTCTCAGTAAGATAATGCTTTGCCTCCAGCTCATCTTTCGTAACATGTTGCTCTTTAATGCCCTTGATATCCTTACCAATTGCTTTTGCTAGATTTTCAAGGTTATTCATAGGCTTCACGCTTTCGCTTGATTGTAAGTCTCAACTAAATCAAGATTAGCAATCTGGTCTACACGTCCGCTAACTTCGGTTACTTTGCCGAGAAGTGCGCCGTTTTCGTCCTGTCCCATGTTAGTAATCTTATCCGCAATTTCTTTCAGCGTATCAAGATTTTCAGGCGTTCCTTCACCCAAGATTTCAGCTTTTACTTCCGTTTTAGCTTGAGTGACTGCCTGTGAAATAGCTTGTGTCATTGCTGAAGTGCTAACCTTGTTTTTTAATTCTTCATTAACTCGTTTGTTATCTTCTCCCAATGTGCGGGCAAATTCTGTTAATTTTGTAGTTTCCATTTTTTTCTATACCTTTCCAAGATTATAAAAGAAGAGTAGATCGGGAAATTCCGGACATACTCCACCATCTGTTACTGTTTTTACTGCAAGTTGTTTCTCAACTTCCTTTGCTATATCCAGCTCTTTGAGAGCATGGACTTCCTCTGTGACCAATTCTTTATCTGAAGCCACTATCTTGATGTGCGTAGCCTTATCGCTTGGAAAAATATATCCGCCAGCACTAATCTCTAAGCGGTATTTCCCAACAGGCAAGATAGCATCCAGATTAAAATTCACGCTTGAGTTCATGACAGTCACCTTCTTCTTCCATTGATACTTGTCCATGGTCAGACTAACAACCGCCACCTCCCCATCAAGAGAGGAGACGGCTCGATAGTCTTCGTCTAAAAGGACGAATCCAAAGGTAGAAGCCACATCACCCTGTTTGATGAGGTAACCGCCATCCACTTGTGCGAGATTGGTCGTATTGAGATTACAGACCATTCTGCGCCCCTTTCTTAGCTTTTGCTTTGAATCAACGTTTTCAACTCTCTGACATCTTCACCTAGCGATTTAACTTGTTCCGCAAGTACCAAGATAGCCTTGTTCTGTTCATCGTGGTTATCTAGTCGTTTATTGGCAGATTCTTTAAATTCACGTAGGTTCTCAATGTCTTTTTCCATCGCGGTAATGCGATTCTCCTGCTTTGTGGCTCTGTCTTTCATGGAGAAATACAAGATAATAACAGGAATCATAGAGATTACGAAACGAATAACGAGGTGTTCAAATTCCGCCATAGGCACCTCCATTATTGATTAGATATAACTGTTGTAGCAGAAGGCTCTGCTGCTGTAGGTGCGACGGTAGCTGTCGTAGAAACTGCAGCTGCTGGTGCAACATTCGTAGGCTCATTTTGTTCTTTAGGCTCGTACTTCCACGCTACGCCATATCCATCACGTTCAAGACGTCCATCACGAATAAAGTCGCTTGCAGGCTCTCCATTATAAGTAAATTCACGGTTAAGTTGTACCAGAACCCTCTTACCTTCACCATCTACCTCAACATGTGCTGGGTCTTCAATGGTAATCAAGTCACCTGGCATATAGTGTTTACCTACTTCAGCTGATTGAATTAAATCAACTAAAACTTTATAAGCTGTTCCGTACTGAAGCAATTTTTCTGTTATCAACGTTAAAACTAATGCGTAGCTAACTTTGCCGTAGTGGTCGCTTTCAGTCTTGTTCTGCTTAACTGCTTGATCTGTGGCCGTCTGCTTAGCTTCGGCTTGTGCCAATTTCTGTTCAGCCTCTTGAAGCTTAATGTGAGTTTCTTCCAACTTAGCTTGAGCCTGTACAAGAGCGCTCGTTGGGTCAAGCTCTGTTTTAATAAAGTCTAAAACCGCTTGAATCAACACTTCTTCATTGTCCTGCGTGCGATTACCTGGTAATTCAACACGCTCATAGCTGTAGCGTCCAGGTTCTTCTTTCTCAATCGTAACGATTGTGACATTCTTTTCCCCTTTTAAAGTCGGGCTTCCTGTTAATTTGTAAGTCATTAGTTATTTCCTTTCATTTTTGCTTGCGTTTCTTCAAATAACTCTTTAAGTGCTGGGTCATATTCCAGCACCGCTTTAAATGCCTGTAGTTCAGCCAAAGTCAATGTATAGCGTGCCTCTAAATGCGCACGTCCCAATTCGCCTTCTGCCAAACGGTTGACGAGCGACTCAGCGACTAACTTATCGATTGTGTGATTATCCATGTAGTTTCTCCATTTCTTTGATTTTCTGGTCCAGTTCTTGGACAGCCTTCAGCAAGTAGGGTACGAAAACGGTATAGTCGATGTGCAGATAGCCATCTGGATTCTCAGGATCTCGTGAGATAACTTCTGGAATGATGGTCTCAGCCTCTTGAGCAATCAAACCGATTTCTTCGTGTTTCTTGCTCTCAATGAAATCAAATGCGACCAAATTTAGTTGGTTGATTTTGTCCAAGGCTTTCACGGCTGTATCTGTGATGTTTTCTTTCAAACGTCTATCTGAGGACTTATCGCCCCAGTATTTAACACTTCCGCTTCCGACCTGGTTCCACCAAACGACCGTATTCTTTCCACCTTTGGGATTTGAGCCATTACCGTAAATATCTGCCTCGCCCATTTCGATCCCGTGGATAAAGATAGGCGATTTATAGAACGTTTGGGTTCCGTAGCAATCAACAGAACAATTAGTGTCAAATGTGACTTGTCTATAGAAGATTGAATCATTCTTACAGTACATTTTGCCGTCGGTATTCACATACCAAGCTCTATCTCCAATTGTGTTCCAGCTATCGCCCCAGTTCGCCCAAAATGCGGTTCTAGTTCCTCGGCCTTCTCCATTTCCCATTCCAACTGCGAAATGGTTTACGCCAGAAATCCAACGTCCGCCACCTTGGTCAAATTGTCCAAGTGTGAATCCGCCAATTTTGCCTTGATAAGCTTCAAGGAAGGTTGAACTAGACACGACAGATTCAATCTTAGTCGCAAAGACTTCCTTAGATGTCAACTTATCAATCAAGGCATCTCTAGCAGTCAGGTTCCGAATAAGTGCATCGTCTACGTTGATTTTATCGCCTGTGATGGCACCAACTTGGATATGGTCAGCAGTGACAGAGCCAGCTGCTAACTTCCCAGCAGTCACCGCACCGTCCACGATCATGTCGGATTTCACTCTGACTTTCGGGGCAATGATGTCAACGCCTTTCGAACTGGTCGAAATGGTAGAGGCTAACTGCTCACCAGTCAAGGTAGTAGATCCGATAGTCACACCTTCTGGTGTCACTTGAACCCTCGCACTGTTGGCAGCGTCTCGCACTTCCTGCCTGATTTCTCTAGCTGTCTGAGCGATGGCGCTCTTAACATTCGTATCAAAGAATTGGGTCAGCGCCCCTTGATTGTTCTGCTGGATTTTGCCCCAGAGAGTGCTGTTTGGATCTCTCAATTCCAGTTCAATAGAACGCATATCCTTGAAGAGACCTGACAAGGTGCGTTGCGTGACAGTAGGTTCCACAAAGTTAGTCGGGAAATCTCCCTGCTCCAACTGGATATCTGTCAGCACCGTATCACCCACACAGCCCATGTGATGAAGCTTCAGCAGTTCATCTCGTGTCCGTGGCTGAAATACCTTGTAATACCGTCCGTTATGCTCCAAAGCAGGCGAACGAACGTTTTGAATGGTAATATCCATATGCTAGCCTCCTCTTTTTCTGCCAAAAATATAGGTTTCGTTGTACTTATTGGAGATGAAATCCTGCACCTCATCCGTATTTTTAAAAATGACAAACAATTGGTAGTTGTATCGTCTTTGGTAACTTGTTGAATAGCCAGTATCTCGTTGACTTATTACTACCCTAACTTCAAAGATTTTGTTAGAATTTTGAAGTTTCACCACATTACAATCCTCTATTCCATCCAAACCATACGGACGACGTTCGGATATCCCTAAGTCGATGAAGGCTCTTTCTGTAGAGCCAAAACGCCAAAATGACCCAAAGCGATTTGAAGTGAATCTTAAAATTTCGTCAAACTGGATTGTGACTTTCTCCCAAACCAGCCTTGTACCGACATAACGTTGAATAATTTCTTTAGAGCCCACGTAAATTCCTTCTCGTGCCATATTACCTCCTGTTAGCGATAAATATCGTAGATGGTATTAGCATCTTTGTTAGAAATTGCGTCATATTGAGACCTTGTTCCAGCCCAATATTTCAGAGCTTGACCATCATTCTGATTGATGATGTTCTGACCAGGCGCACCATCAGCTCCCCTAGGACCTGCTGGACCCGTTGCACCATTCGCCCCTCTTGCGCCAGCTGGTCCTGCTGGTCCTCGCAAGCTATTTCGTTGTGTCTCTGTCAAAGAGTTAAAGTCAGGTCTAGCTTCAAGGGCTGTGATACGGCGCTTAACGTCTGTGTCATTATAGGATGGAAAAGTTCTCTTCCCCAAATTTTGTACTGAAACGCTTGTACCGTTTACAGCCGTCACCTTCCAAATCTCTTTATCTGCCGTAGAGCCACTAGACCAAAAATCTTCAATGATATCGCCTACTTTAATACCGTCGGGGTTCATAATATCGCTGGTTCTTATCGTGTTAGATGACCCAACGCCACCCCCTCCTATATCTCCTTTAGCAATGCGATATACTGGAGTTTCAGACTTTTTGGCATACTGCTCTAAAGCACGCTCTGCGGCTGAACCTTCAAACCGTACAACACCGTCTGCACCTTTCGGCCCTGCGGGTCCTGTTTCTCCACGGTCACCTTTCGGCCCTGTTAGGTACTGCAAGGCTGAGAATCGGTCACGGCCATTTCCGACCTTGACCTTTCCTGTGTCGCTCTCAACGCCTAACTCGCCATCGAGCAAGACCAGAGTGCTACTTGCCCAGTCTCGTGCTGACATGCGCTTATGTTGAACCCTTACTGGGATTGTTTCTGTCATGTTCTTCCTCCATCAAAAATAAAAGTTGGACTCTCGTTCCAACTTCCGTCATATCTTGAATTTTGCCCATCAGCAACCGTCTTGTAGACTGGCGCTAGTTCAATCCGTCTTGTCTGATTGTCAATCGTCACAGACTGCTCTACATTCTGATACCAGTCCCCTGAGAATGTCAGACGATAGGCACCGTAGTAGACTGCTAAGATCTGCTCCTCTTTCTGGACAAGCTCTTTATCAATCGCTGGCATGACCGAATTAGCAGGCGCTAAATGGACGTGTCCGCCATAAAATGGATTCTTATTGACTACAACGGTTACATCTGTTTTGCCGTAAGGTGTACAGGTTGCTGACCAGCTGATGACGTACTGCTTACCAAGCTCAAAACCGTCTCCATTGTGACCTACCTCTACGAAATCCGTTCCATAACTGATTTTCTTGGCCGTGCCACCATTCAAGCGGTTCTTATTGTACTGAGTATTCCCGTCACCACCAATCAGGCTAGCATTGACCCTTGCAGTCTCACTGACCTGCTCCAGTTTCTTGCTTAATTCAGCGATTGAGTCAGCACCACTCATCAGTTCCTCACGGATTCGCTTCACGAACTCAGGACGCTCTTTTTCCATTTCTTCATGGATCTTGGCGCCCATTTCTTCGGCATTTGCTTTGTATTTTTCGATTGCGTCATCAATCGCTTTTTTACGTTTCTCAAACTCTGCTTCAAAGGCCGCGTCTGCTGCTTCTATCTGCGCTTGGATTTTCGCTTCAATGCCATCTTGTTGCTTAATCTGCTTGGTAATCGTCCCCTCGTAAGAATACTGGGTATCATTTCCAGCCTTACTATCTGCGCTGATACGACCTCTCAGACCACCTTTAAAAGTAAAGCTCTGACTTAACACAGGAACTTTAAATGTTTCTTTCTTGTTGGTCTGAATGGTTACCCACTGCCCGACCTCAAGCAGTAAATGCCCTTGGTAGTTGAGATTATACGGGTAGTAAGTTAGGTTTTTCAGCTTATAATAAAGGTCATTTAAAGCGCTCTGAGTCATAAAAACATTGTCCAGCTCCAAAGACCGACCTGTCTTCATACCGACCGTCAGAGACTTCTTGTCCGTCTTACAAGTGATACCAGCTATCTGATACTCAATCTCACTCTTGGTCAAGCCATGCAAGAAGTAACTGTCAGCGTTGATCGTGATATTTGACTCAGTTAAATCACGGATTTCCATCTTACCTTCTCGGTTAAAGAAACAAGACATCCCAATCATCTGAGTCATAGCACTCAGCATATCCCTAAAGGAAAGTTTCTTACCTTCAGGAACTTGCTCGACATGGTAACGCATAGCGCTGATTCCGAAATAGTCATTCGCTAACTCAATTCCTGTTTTTAGGCAGATTTCCTGAATAACCTCTCGTACTTCAGCTGGGAAATGCAAGTCCGTCACATACTCACGATTAAGCTTAAACATACCGTCCATGAGCTCAAGCGTGGTTGTGTTGCGGTTTCGGTCAATCTCGATGTCATTGATGAAGTATTCCCCCATCTTGACCCACTGGTAGGTATCCCCAACCAGTAGCCCAATCTCAGGGTGTAGGATATCCAGTTTATTGAACGTGGTAATGATACTGGTAAAGGTAATCTTACCGCTACCAGCACACGTTCCACCTGGTTTGTATGTATCGCCTTTTATATAGCCATACTCAAAACTAGCCTCTTTGATGTCTCGTGAAGCATAATTGCCAACACGGATAGCCAGCGTCCTGTCCTTAGCAAACATGGCTCTGTCAAATTGTCGTCTGGTTAAAGCGTCCATTTTCTTACCTCTCTACCAGATTAAATTTAGCACCAGACCAAGGTTTGAACTTCTCAGTAAAGGTATAGCTTGGAGCCGTCCGATCACCGACGTAGAAAGTCCCAGTCGTCTGACCTTTAACAGGGTCAGGGTATGAAACCTCAAAAAAGACTGCTGACACGGCATTTAAAAGCTGACTCATTTCTTCCTGAGTCAGCATGCCCCACTCACAGTCTAGTTTGCGTTTGGTCGTGATACGGTCTCGCACCATATCGCCATTGGCATTACGCCCTGTTTCTCCATCGATATCTTGAATGCCGACCTGAAAAGATTTGGGAGGCTTCACAGCCACCCCATTGATTGTCAATTGTGCCATTTAACCTCCTAAATCTTGAGCAAGGTTTGACCTGCTCGTTCATGTTCCTTATTGATTTCTTGGATTGCTACCCGTCCGAACTCATGGCCTGCGATTTGAATAACGATGTCGCCAGCCGGGAATGAATAACCTGTAGGTACATTGTTAACAGGCATTCTTTCAGCTACTTTCTGAGCCAAAGTAGAAATCCAACCTGTATTCCGTTCAAGGGGCATTACTGCTTCTTGACCAGCTTCTCCGACCCCGATAATGCTAGGTGAGTTGAATACACCACCTCGTGCATACCAAGAAATATCAAAGCTAGGAAAACTAGGTGGATTCAAACTAAAACCGCCAGTTATATTAATGTGAGGCAACTCAAGTTTTGGCAAGTGCCACTCGAAATCAAAAATACTCTTAAGCGCATCAACACCTGATTGTACTGCGCTTTTTGCGTTATCCATTGCATCATTAAACAGATTCTTGAACCAGTTGGGGATTTCTTTCAAGGCATCTTGCATGTCTTTCCATCTATCTCCAAACCAAGAGCCGATTTTTTGGAAAGGATTCTGAGTTTTCTCTTTTGCACTCTCAAATTTCTCTCCAAACCATGTATCAGCTTCTTTTACTCCATCTTTGATATCATTCCAACGATCACCAAACCAAGAGCCTACTTTTTCAAAAGCTGAGTTCACTTTTTCTCTACCAGATTGGAATTTTTCTCCAAGCCAAGTGTTTGCTTCGGCAAGCGCGTCTTTAGATTCGTTCCAACGGTCACCAAACCATGAACCCAACTTGCTAAATGCATTGCTAATTGCATCCCAACCTTGCTTGAATTTATCACCTAACCAAGAGCCTACTTCTGCTAACGCATTAGTCACATCTGCCCATCTATCACCGAACCATGAACCTAAATTACTGAAGATATTAACGATACCGTCCCAACCTTCTTGGAACTTCTCGCTAAACCATTGACCTATCGGCTCAAAGATCTCTTGTAGTTTCGTCCATAGACCGCTGAAAAATTCGCCAATCGATTGACAAATACCACTGATAAAATCACATAGCCCTTGCCATGCAGTTTTAGCGAACTCGACAACAGTATCCCAGTTTTGGTAGAGCAAGACACCGATAGCAATTAAGGCTGCGATTGCTGCAATAACTAAAGTTATCGGACTGGTCAATACCGCAATGGCTCCATTGAGTGCCCATGTTGCAGCTGCTGCAACTCCTGCTGCAACCGATTGAGCGATTTCCGCTGCTGCTGCAAGCCCCATTTGTGCTGCATGAACACCCCAAGCTAGCGCTGATTTACCAAGTTCTAGAGCAGTTTTTCCTAACTCTACAATCAATTTCCCAGAATTGACCACAAAGTCTTTTGCATACAACGCATTCAAATAGATGGTTTCTCCGAAGCTGACCAATTTATCAAATGTCAAAGCTTTCAAAGCTAGTCCAAGATCTTTAATTCCGCTAACAATAAATGAAACCTTACCACTTAATAATTCGAATGCTCCTGCAAGCCCTCCAGCTTGTTCAGCCCAAGACAAGAACTTAATTCCTTGCCACACGGTTGCAAGTGTACCAATCACATTAGCGACCGTAGAGATAATCTCTTTATTTTCTTTACACCAATCTGAAAAAGCAGTAAAACCATCAGCCACTAGCTTGATTGTATCAGCTAGTAACTTCAATGATTCCAGTATGATACCGCCTAGTAAATCAGCGACGGTTTCAATACTTATGCCGAATGTGTTAGACAAGAACTCTGCGAAAGGCTTCCAACTTCCTTCCCAAAGTATTAGAATAATATCAATTAGTCCATTAAAAGCATTAGCAATAGAGTCAATAGCAGGGGCTACATGTTCATCGTAGACACTACTCAACCCATCGCCAAACTTATCAACAACACTTTCAATAGTTTCAAATATCGGAGCTACAATGTCCAAAAGACTTTGAAGCATTGATGAAATTTTAGGAGCGCTTGTCACAACGACTTTTTCAAAACCTTTAAACAAACTTCCTGCTAATTTGCTACCGACTTCAACAATGGTAGATGTCAAGCTTAATAGAGTTGACACAATAGCGCTACCGATACGAACCGCACCAGTTGAAGTAATGACGTCGTAGAAAGCACTAGAAAAAGCCTGAGCGATATTTCCTACAGCCTCTGCAATGTTACCAATATTATCAAACAAAGCGACTAGCGCCCTGATAATACGTTCTTTCTGCCTTTCAAGACCATTCGCGATACTTTCAGTAAGGAGTACACCAATGCCGACTCCGATAGTGGCTAACGAACCAGCAATTTGACCCAAAGCATAAGCGATTTTTTCGGTCATGCGGTTAAAGGCATTTACAACTCTTGGATCAGTAGCGATTTCTTCAAGAGTTTTCTTGATTCGTTCTAAAGCAGCTTTGATACGCTCTAAACCTTCTGGTCTAAATGCTGCATCAAAACCTTTTTTGAAGAGGTCAAACAACCCTTTCAGCTTATCTCCAAGACCATCAAAAATGCTCTTGAATTTGTTGTCCATGTCGGTCAACTCGACTTCTGGCAAAATGTCTTTGAAAGGTCCGCCACCGCCTCCCTTTCCTTTACCACCTTTGCCTCCGCCACCGCCTCCACCGCCTCCAGAACCGCCTGCATCATCGTCTTTTGGTTTTTGTAAGATATTAATCTCATCAAATCCCATAAGACCTAGCAACTCTTTAGCGGCCTTCTTAGCGTTCTTGGCTGAGTCTCCTAGGTTATCAGCAAGTCCCCCTGCTGAGTCTCCTGCGTCGTCCACTGCGTCAGCAAGGTCTCCTGCTCCGCCTGCAGCATCTTTCATGGCATTACCCATGTCTCCAACTGCTCCACCAACACCATCTTTTACCGTAGCTTTCTTGTTAAACATTAAAGCAATAAACTCAGCGAGTTTAGCAGTAACATTCTTCAATACCATAGCAAAAGAGTTCAAGACAGGCATGATCGCATTGATAATCGGTAACATAGCATTACCCAAATTCAATGCACTATCTTTCATCAGCGACTTAAACAAGCTGATACTACCATTGACTGAGTTGGATAAGGTATCTCCATACTTGGCTGTAGCCTGTTCCAAAATAGCCATAAGACGGATTTGTTGTTGGGTTTGATAGTCTAATTGTTGCCAGCTCTGACCGTTTGCGAACTTCTTAAAAGCTTCAGTGGACTCAATCATAGCAACTCCAACGTTGATTCCTAGGTCCTCAATTGCTTCGGTGTTACCTAGTAAACCAGAGCGAATACGTTCCATAACGTCTGTAATGCTACGCCCTGAGCCTTCAGCAACAACTGCCGATGTCTGCAACATCTTAGCAGTATAGGCGCTTAGCTTGTTGGTATCTTTGATAAATCCAGAAAATAGGTTTGAGTAGACTGCACCATAGTTGGTCGCTTCACCCACACCCATATTCATAGCGTTAGCGTTATCGTTAACCCATTTTAAGAAAGATTGCGAACTCTCGCCCATCTGTCGCTTGATTTGGTTCATAGACGCTGATACTTCAAGAGCCGTCTGCGCTGAATACATCCCGACATCAAGCAATTTCTTACCAAGGATTGCAAAACCAGCGAACTTAGCTAGCTTACCAAACGCACTACCGATAGAATTCGACTGTTCACGAACTTTGGCAGTGGCATTCTTCACTTGGTCAGATGTTCCTTTGACCTGATTCTCAACTTCTTTCATCTTCTTCCTGAAAGGCGCTATCTCAGCGTCAATCATGACTTTCAATTCGTCAAGAGTTGCCATTCATTTCCTCCTTCCTTTTGCGATTATGTCTTTCTGCAAATTCACGCATTCGTTCCTTATGCAACAAAAACGCTTGTCTCTGTCGTTCCTGTTCTACCGCTTGCTGTTCTTCTACAAACAACTCAGGGGCATATTCCCAGAACTCAAAGACCTTGGCATCTTTGGATAACAATAAGGAAATGTGGTTGGATATCATCTGCGAAAGTCTATAAGAGTCAATAATCTTTTCTTTACGCTCTTGGGCTTTGACACGGTTGTAGCTTTCTATCATTTCCCTGATTTCAAGCACCGTCAAATCCCAAAAATCAAGAGGCTTACCCCCGATGTCTAAAAACATAGGATAAAGCCTCTCAATAATCTGCGTTACCGTTAAGATTACTCGACTACTGTCGTTTTCTTCTTGGAAGTTTTCTTGTCCTTGCTTCCTCGTGGAGTAAAACCCGACACTTCAAATAGTGGCATTAAAACCTCTGTCATGAAAGTTGTTTGGTCTCCACCGTTATCCACGTATTCATCGTATAGATCATAGACATCCTCAAGAGAATAGCCATTCTCATACTTCTGCAAAGCTCCATGAATCAAAAGCAATACAACTTTTAAAGGAGGCAGTGGAAACTCTTCCCCAGCCTCAGGCATGAAGATTTTCAATAAGTTCATACCGATTTTTTCTTCAACTTTTGCTGCTTGATGAGATGAAAGTCGTAGTTTCAACTCTTTCTCATCGCTAATCTTCCAAATTGAGTAAGGTAACGCCATTTAATTAACCTCCAATACCGTCTGTAAATTCCAACTCTGACTGCAACGCAATTTTAAGGGTGAACTCGATAACGGCATTGACACCGCCACCGCCAAGCTTAACAGATACTTGACCTTCAAAACGAACTTTAGTGTTGTCTGGATAAGTTTGCTCAAAGAAAAGTTTTGTCTTGTTGTCTGCGGCATTACGCAAAACACGATAAGGCGCGGTTGCTCCGTCGTTCTTGTAAGAGAATTTGTATTCCAATTCTCCTGCGTCCCCAATACCGAACTCGTACTTCTTAACTTTATCTTCAAGAGTAGTGTTCTCTACTTTTTCAGGCTCAATACCGAATTCAGGTACTTCTTTCAACCCAGCAAGTTTAGTATAAGTTCCTTTAGCTGTACCATAAGCTAACGTAATTCCATTTGCTAACATGTTTAATTCTCCATTCTAAATTGAAAAACAAGCTCTGAGTGTAAGTCAACGACACCTTCAAAACGCATGACCTTATGTCTCAAATGAGACGGGTCTGGTACATCTTGGCAGTCGGTTCTTCGCAAACCTAAAGACTCAAAAATCTGATTGATTTTAACAGCTAACTCACTAGTGCTGGTATCATCAAAGATATCCACCTTATAGCGGATAGAGGATTTCTGTTCCTGGTCATCGAACCATTCACCCGGCTTGTTCTGTTCTTCCAAAAAAATAACGACTGGGAAAGTCTCCCAATCGCTAGGATACGTATCAGTCACATTATCTGCGACCTTTTGCAATTCTTTATAAATAACAGGCTTGATATTGATCATTATATTTGTTCTCTTATCTTTCTACGGACATAATTCGAAATATTCTTAGACACACGCTCTTGATTGTCTCTTAATGCTGGATAAAGATAAGGCTGGGCAGGTTGACCATACATCTTGTAGAACTCCCCAATCTTTTGAAAGTGGTAAGGTCCTACATTGATTTGGTCTTCATGCACATACCACGGGCTAGACCTGTAAGATACGCTGACCTCTGGCGATATACCCGAATGGCTAGCCTGTCCTTTTGGCCCTGTCCCAAACTCAACGTAAGGAGCGTATTTTAGATTAGTGTAAACTTCACCTATAGCCCTATCTCCGTCCATTTTTGCTCTAGTTTTGATACTAATTATAAGCTCTCCATCTCTCGCTGGTGCGAGTCTTCTTGCATCAGCTTGGACAACTTTTATAGCAGCATTGTGTACCGCACGTAAGACGATATCCTCACCAGCTTTTTTACTAGCCAATCGTCTACATTTAGCTATAAGTCTATCTGCCCCTAGTAGCTCTGACACGTTCCAACTCCAATACTTGATGATATGTGTAGACCTTTTTAGAAATAACCCTGTGAGTCACTTCTGTCTGGCTATCGATACACACACCATCTTTCACTTTGATAGTAGCTGACTTGTTGGCATTTGCGTTCAAAATATCATTGACACGCTCGCCATACAATTCAGATTGTAACTTGCTACTAGCTGGCCACAACTCAAGACGGACTGTCTCAGCTTCCTTGGCATATCCTTCTTTTGCGACACCTTCCTCTGTGACAGTCTTTTCAAACCGTCGCATTGGATAAGGTTTCAGTCTACTCTGCTTCAAAAACATGGCCTGCCACCCTTGCTAGTCTGTGCATGCGTATACGCTGTAGAAGACCCGTAGACAGGCCGTTTTCTCCGTAGACTACTGCTATACCACCCTCGGTTCTAGAATGCTCTCCTTCCGCTCCTGAGCGGTTGTGAAGCTCAATAGCAACCTCAGGTATTAAAAAACTTAAAGCAGGTGTCAAAGAGGTGCGATTAGTCTCTGACAAGATAAGATTTGTAGCCCTCGTTTGGAGCAACATGAGAAGCTGAGTATCTTCTTCGCCTGTTAATTTCTTCAGCAACTCTATAGACATATCAATCCTCTTCTAAGAACTCAGGTTCAGGGAGGATTTCCTCAAGAACATCTGAGATAGTAACGCCATTGCTGGCAAAATTGTTAGCCAATTCAGCATAGCGTTCCTCAGTAATCTCAAGTTCCTCCCCTGTCAGTCGTTTCACGTTTGATTTCCAATCATAGAAATCTTGTTTGATTTTAAATTTCATAACTAAGACCTATTTCTTACCAGTTTTTTCTTTCCAGTTAGTTGTATCTGCGTCTGGTGATGTTGCTGAGCTAGTGATGTCTTTGATAGCAACATAGACTTTATCTTCATGCGTTACTGTATCACCTTCTTTATAGGCTGTTCCAGTCTTCCACGCTTTAGCACGGTTTACAACCTTACCTTGAGTAGATGGTTTAGCTTCAGGTTTAGAGTCTGCGATAGTAATGATGTATTTCTTGAAGTGTTCAAGAACAAATGCACCCGTGTAAAGCAATTGCTCTACCAACTCACCAAATCGTCCTGGAATGTTATCGTTGTACTTGGTATTATCAACTTGTACTGGAGAGGTAACAACACCTGGAGCAGTAGCAAGGGCATTAACACCTTTCAAGAATTTAGAAGGTACTTTGTAGACTGTGTAGTCATCCAATTCACCAACATATCCTTTTCCAAGGACTTTCTTATCTGCGTCACCATGTGGCAAACGAACGATTTCAGACTTGATAGCTTTGTAGAATTTTGGTGTTACAAAAAGCAAACGCTCTTTTGTAATTCCGAGTTCATCAAGTTTCTCAGAAACATCAAGAATTGCATTGTATGCGTTGTTCGCTCCTGCTTCTTTGCCCATAATAACGTTGTCGCTAACATTACCAAGTGCTGCACCAAAACGTAGTTCATCAAGATATGGAGCTACTACTTCTGCTGCTTGACGTGCAATAACGTAATTGATATTTACTTGACCATTAGAGTCACGTTCGTCCAATTGGTCTACGAAACGACCCCAATATTTTTCTTCATCAAGAGTATATACCTTTTCTTCAACTTCAACGTGGTCAAATTCATTGTCTTTATTACGTTTGTAGTCTTTAAGTTCTGTTGTGTTACCAGTTGCTACTGTAAAGGAGCGACCTTGCAAGGTTACTGCATCACTTGATGTTACAAGTGGTGTTGAATATGAGTTTACTGCAAGCACATCCTCAATAATCCCAAGATGTTTCTTGCGTGATTCTGCTGTGTTTAATTCTTCAAATGCCATTTATTTTTCCTCTTTTCTTTTATTACAAGAAGTCTTTACGCCATTTTTCCGTAACTTCTTGCTGGACTGTTTGTGCGTTCTTGATAGGTGCACTACCTTTCATACGCTCAGAAACTCCCTTCTGAACTGACTCTTCCCATGCTTTTTGGATAGAGGTAATAGATTCAGATACCGTCTCTGCGCTTGTCAAATCAACTACATTTACTAACTCAACAGGTAAGTCACGTTCACTTAACATTGCTTTAGCTTCTGCGGTCAATTCCTTGCGAGCAATAGCCTTTTCACGGTCAGCCAATTCTTGCTCACGCTGATCCAACTGATATTTCTGTTTCTCATCAGCGTTCATCTTAGCAAGTTTCTTAGCTTCGTTATCTTTGGCTTCTTGCTCTGATTTCCACTTGGCAAACTTCTTATCGATGATAGCATCGACATCTGCGTCCGTGTACTTCTTCTCGTCTTGCGGTTGCTCTGTAGGTTCTGCAGATACCTTTTGCTCTTCAACCGTTTCGACTGTTTGTGTTTCTTCGTTCATTGCGAACCTCCTATTTTTAAAGTCGTCCCCGACTGTATTTTCCATAGCTTTTAGAGTCTTCAATGCTTGGACAATATAAAAACCGTACGGGATTCCATACGGTTAAGTTTTATAATTCGATTCCTTCGATTTCTGCTCGAATTTCTAGCCAGTATAAATAATGACCCATAGCGCACTTTTGATTTTTTAAAACTTCAATTGAGCATTTTGGCTCAAAATTGAGCGTACCAGCTTCGTATTTGATAACCATTTTATGTAATTTTGTATATTTATCCTTAAGCGCATTGTATTCATCGATAAAACGTCTTTGCCAATCTTCCATTTTTTCTATTCCTTTCTTCAATTCACTAATTTATAGTAATTTATAGCGGTTTATTCCTGCCAGTCAAGATGTCGGATCACCTACTTTCTATTTCTGAAACCTGTTAAAATCGCAAGAATAGTTCCTACAATTAAAACAAATAGCCAAAAGAATACCAACCACCCAAAGGCGATTGATACCCAATCCCAGATAAACATATCTTTACTCCTCTACTTCTTCGTAAGTTTCTGCAAAAATATCAGGCTTGCACGGATAAAATTCACCTTGAACTCCTTTGATAATATAATCCCCTTTTTTGGCTATCATATCACCTTCAAGTGTAGAAATCCATGTATTTCCAAGTGCATCAAACCAAATCTTATTATTTTCTGCAAAGTCAATTACTTCTTTATAGTTATTGCCGTTCCAACGCACTGCCTCAACCACAACAGGTTTCTTTCTGTACTTCATTTTTAATCCTTTCTGGGCACGAAAAAAGCACTTAGATTTCTCTAGGTGCTTTTGATTGTTAATAAGCAAATTTAAGTTTATCCAAAACCGTAAGAAAATTTATCTGGCAACTCTTTACCCAGTTTAATACTTTTAGTTAAAGTATCTTTTACAAACGAAGCGAATTGTCCTAAATCATCTCCTGTATAGCTATATTTTAAAGTGGTTTTATCAACTGTTGCAATACCTTGACATTCTCCACTAACGGCAGAATATTGTCTCATAGCAGTACCATCTTCTATTTTACGCATAGTAATAATTTGTTTATCAATCTTCGCCATTTTCGCTTGCCTCCTGATAATTAAATTTTAGGTTAGCTCTTTTATGAGCTTCATCATAATCCATTTTTAACCGATTCATGTAATATGATTCAAGGCTTTCGTGCTGTAGCATCAATATATCGTATTTCTTTGGATTACCCAAGTATAATCTTTGAAAACTTTGAGCCATGTCATAGTGCGGATAAAAGTTCATCATCCTCTCTTCAAAAGCTTCAAAATCCCACAGCAAATACTGGTTATCTAAAATATGCTCTAACGCTTCTGATACTGTAGAATGAGAAAGTTTGCTACTTTTTACCATTTTTTCTACAACATCTGCACGATTCGAATTTTTCAGTTGCTCATAGTATCTTATCGCAAAATCACTTTTTTGCTTTTCTACATCTCCGCGAGCCTCACTTATTGAACCGCTAGAGACTAAAGAGTCCAACTTATCCATACCCTGATTATACACCTTTTCCCCGTCTTTCGCAACATACTTGCTATACCACTCTTTATAAGTCATATCAGCAGGCACTAGCTCAGTCTTACCTGTCACTGGATTCCTTGCTCTGCGCTTCAGCTTGCTATAGTCTGCATCCTCATCGTATCCGACAGTAGTAGACCTGCACCACGGGTGCATAGGCGGACAATTGACACCAGGGACAGCCTTATCCCTATCATAAACCTGATTGTCATGTTCTTGGCAAATGCGTGATGTACGCTTGTCTAAGACGGCCACAAATATATACTTCTCTATATCGGCTTCCTCATAACTGAGTAGTTCCATCTGGTTATGAAAAAAGGCTGATTCTGTCCGAACCAAACGCCTTGCATCGTTCTGCCCCACATTGAACCGCTCAGCAATTGCTTGTGCAGTTCCTCGTATATCTCGGCCTGTCATAAGGCTTATGAGTAATTCATCTTTTATGCTAGAAGTGAGCTTCCCTGTATTCTTCCAGATATCTGTAGAGTACGTGCTTCCGTCATCTAGCCAACTAAAAGACTGTAGATGTTTAATCTCGCTCTCAGGAAGCCCAGAAAAGCCGTATGCTAGCCCTGTCTGCTGTTGCAGGTCAAAGGTAGCCTTGTAGTAGCTATCCTTCATCAGATCGCTGTAATAGGCATCTGAGCCTGTCTTTTCTGAATGATAGATAGATTCACGCATACGGTCTAAATCGTCGCTCAAACGCTCTAGACGCTTCATACGGAAAGAATAAGCTGGACTATCTAAGTCAGCTAGTAATCTTTGGATATTCGGGTCATTTGGCCTCGCTTCAAGCGCTTTACGAAGTTCATTCAAGTCTTTCTTGTCTTTCATGTTCTTCAAGACTTGTCTAGCATCTACCTGACTTAAACCATAATCACGTTGGAATTTATCGAAAATCTTATTGATTTCCTTATCCAAGTAAATCTTAGCTTCCTGATAGACCTTATCGAACTGGTCTGCCTGCTTTTCGGCTTTCTCCATTTGTTCGTAAATCAGATTGGCTTTCCTCTTCGCCCAATACTCCTGATTCTTCATCCTCTACCTCATCTTCGGGTTTCGTGTTGTCTTGGTTGAACATCGGCATTCTTTCCATGTTCTTCTCTTTCTCTTCTTCCAAGGCTTCCAATTCAGCGTCTGGGTCTTCCACAAACGGCAAGAGAGAAATAAGTTGTCTATTCGTTACTTTACCTTCCAAGTTGTTCACGATCTGAGAGATTTCCAGTAAGTTCTTAGGTAAACCACGGCTAAACTGTGGAACGATTGAATGAGACTCTAGTGCAATCTGTTTCATACCCAAGTAATGAGCAAAAATCGCAATCCGTTGACGCAATCCACGCTTGTAATTCGCTTCCTTGGTCTTGGTAATCATCTCAAGGCCCATCAGCTTGAATTCCATGGCTACACCCGACGTGTTCCCTGCGAAGTTCTCGTCAGTCAGATTAGGCACATGGCTGAATGTGTAGATGTCCTCTTTCAGAGCTGTACGCAAGATTTCAGTAGCACTTTCGTCCAGCGTGTTCTTCAAGAACTCAGCTCTTGCACTATCGCCCGGTAACTCCAAAAGACCTTCTTCAGAAAGAATCTTCATCGCTACCTTAGCATCTTCTGGAGTGTCTGCTAACTGCGTGCCATACAAGACTAGGATAGACTCTACTGCCTGCTCCTTATCATTGACTCGGTTACCCATTAAAGAGTTGTAAGCGTCAATTAAGCTTATTTGTTGCTCGTAGTCGCCAATCGCAAAATGATTATTGCGATACTCGATAATCGGGATTTGACCAAGGTTATGAGGTGTTGCCTCTTCAATCTGAGATGTCCCTGAATCTGTACTTCTCAGCACCATATGATAATGCAGATTCTCAGTAAAGACTTCTGCCTGGTACTTAGTAGTATCTTTCGTATCATCTTTGACCTGGTAGTAATAGACCGCAAATAAAGGCTTCCGCTCAATACTATCATCATAGACCATGAAAGTATTCTCTGGGTCAATACTAGTTGAATCCAACTCAGTCACTCCCTCTTTGGCATAGATGTACTCATAAGCGCGACCATAGATGGCCATGTTCAAAGCGTTCTGCGCATCTACTTGGTCAATCTCAGCACCGTCAAAGGCTGTAAGTAGTTCATCAATATCACCTTCGGCAGTATTGTTGTACTTGATAGGATTGCCCATAAAATAGCCTGTAGCCGTGTCTGCGATATCCTTGGCATGATTGGCTACTGTCTTGTAATTGGGTGCGTTCTCGTTGCGTCTCTTGTGATTTAAGATAGCATGCTCACCCAAGTAGTAGCTTTTAAGTTTCTTCAAACGGGAGCCTTCAGTGCTATGTTTCGTTATCAATTTGTAAATCAGGTCTTTCTTCAAAGAACCCTCATCATATCCATCCCGTGGATAGGTTAAATATTGGTACATGTCTTTCCTCTCTATAGACCATAATCAGAACGTCTGCGGACGGTTGCTTTACCACCCTCAATACATTGAAGGCTATAACGTAGTGCATCCATCAAGTGATTGTTTTTATCTTCTGGCTTGTTCAACCAATTACCTTCTTTGTCACGCTGGTAGCAGTAACTATAAAATTCATCCATGATATGTTCACAATTCGGATGCACATAAATAGCGTATCCTTGTAATTTAGATACGCCTGCCATGATACTATCCTTACCTTTCCGACTCTCTTTAATTCGGGTTATCCCATGCTCTGACCTTAATTCCTTAATCAATCGTAATTCGGCGCTATCAGCGATAATCCGTGAGCGATGATAACCTTTATCTTTAATCATCTTCGCAACTTCTTTAGTAATCAATCCGACTTTATACGCTTCGTCAAAAACATAAATCTCTTTCGTTGTATCGTTTATGAGAGAACAACACAAAGCGGTTGGGTCATGAGTGAAACCAAAGTCAAGACCGATACATAACTTATAAGCTGGATCTTGTAGTAATTCATCCTTATCAAAATCCTTGACAGTTACGTTTTCATAGATTAAACCTTCAGCAACTCCCCACTCACCATCACAAACGATTCTAGCCCGTCTTGGGTTCGTATGATACAAATCCTCATAGCGCTTGATATCCACTTCATCCAGCCACTCATTACATTTATAAGTGGTAGTAATAGCGAATGTATCAGCTCGTCTCGTATCTTCATCAAAGAAGACACGTTTGAGCCAGTGCCTTTCATTCCACGGGTTAAACGTAATTGTGATTTGTTTAAAGAAGTCAGGTACGTCTAGGCTACCACGGATTGACTCAACAACCGTACTGAATTTATCTTCAGTCTCAATTTGATATGCTTCCTCGAACCATGCCCAACAAAGAATACCAACATCGACCGTGATAGATGTGATTTTAAGTTCATCATCCAAACCACGGAACAGAATCTTTTGCCCAGTCGCTTTTATAGTTATTTCAGGCAAAGACTCGTTGAATTTAAACAAATGAGTCACGCCCAACACATTACACGCCCATTTAAAATCCGTATAGGTAGATTGCTTATTTGTATTCGAATATCTACGAATAACAAGTAAGTTCGCCCAGGGATATTTCAAAAGACGTACAACGTAATTTAATGCAGTTGTCTTGGACTTCTTCGAACCACGGGAACCTTTTACAACACGGTAAAGACTTCTTGAGCGCCAAAACTGGCCGTATCCCCCGCCTACTGTCTTAGGTAGGTCAACAACAATATCATTCTGTTTAATCTGGTATGTCTGACTCATTTGCAAACACCACCGTTCCAGAAACGTCTGCCTCTACTTTGTCTGTCCACATCTTATGTCGTTTACCTAACAATTCAAGAGCTTTATTCCTATCGCTGTTCTTTGTTGGGTATTCGACAAGTTGAGGGATTTCATTGTAGACTTTTACAGACTTACCAGTCACGGGATCAGTCATCAACTCAGCTACTTTCGTCGTGACTACTGTTGTTTCTTTCGCTTGTCCCGACGCGATTTCTGACAGCATCACAAGAATTTGTTTTTGAGTTAAGATTTTTTCATCTTGCAACTCCTCCATTCGATTTTTGATGTAATCAGAAATTCCGACATTATCCAACAATTCAGAAGATCTTGCTTTAGCATACTTCTCACTATATCCTGCTTTTAAAGCTGATTGATAAGCATTACCTGAGATGATGTACTCATCTGCGAATCGTCTTTGTCTTTCATTCAATTTTCCATCACCTCCTTTCACAATAAAAAAAGCCACACGATGTGTGACCTTTTCAAGACCTCTCATTGCGAATTAAAATCGCAATTGGAACGACAGGACTCGAACCTGTGACATCTTAATTCCCTAAACAGGACTTAATCCGTCTACCATATATCCATTAACCAGCATGAGACTACTGCTTTAAACGAGTGACTTTTGATAACTTATAGTTTATTATCTTGTCCACAAATATTCCTACTTGTATCACTCATGCACGATTGGTTAGACCAATCACTCCTTACATCGCAAACTACTAAGCCATTTTTCAATTAACGAAGACCCCGCTAAAAGTCTAAGCTGCTTTACTCTTTGACTTTACTCTTATCCTTGCGAGACTTGAGTAGGCAATCTAATTGCCGAAGTACACTTTCATTTACGACGGGCGATGACTTTTGCTTTTTTTGAGTTTTTTCTATCTTGAATAGCTTTTAAAATATAAAAATCATCTTTTATCTATCACAGACACGCATCGCCATGTGTTTCATTCTCTTTTGAAGAACAAAATGCACAGCGCCTGCTTGTTATCGATTGTTTTGCGGACAATCAACTCACCTTACATACTTTTGGGAGGCGCCCAATTTTTGTAAGATATGGTATTAAGCTCTTGTTGCACCTCGAACCAAATACCTCTTTCCTCTTATAGACTCGTTTCACAGCCAAACTGCCACGTTTGCATTTCCTCAGCACCTTGCCGTTGGAATCTCCCTGCTTTAACTTCGCCCACCTATTCCAAAACTGAAATAGTTAAGATTAAATTGCTTAGATTGACCATTACTGGCAGGATGTTTGATAGATTTAAAAACATCCTTTTCCTGAGTTACCACAGATTATCTAGGCTAAGCCCTAAAAATGCAAAGCGACTACTACCTTGCGTGTTAATTAGTAATCATTTTGAAAGTTTTTCTTTTTTATTTTTTTGTAGTCTTTAACGGCGATGCCCGGAATCGAACCAAGGGAAACATAGGAGAGAAACCACTTGCCTGTCACCGCCAAAACGAGACCGAAGCCTCGGAAAAATATAATAAAGTATAAAGGAGACGTCAATTGACCTATCACTTGACAATACTATTTTACCATGTAAAATAAGCCATTTCCTAGCAATTTACTTGCAAATATCTCCCAAAATTTTACGAAAGACAATCAGCTTACCTTTTCGATAGGCTTCTGCAAATTCCAAAGCACCTCTGCTAAGCATGCGGTAGAACTCACTTTCAGAATAGCCTAAGTCCATATAGATAGCCTTGTCTGATAATTGGATTTTCATATCCATGTACTTCTTTGCGATAACCTGCCGAACATATGGATCCATAATACAGTTGACTGCTCTCTCAATCTCCAAAACCTCTGCCTCTGCATCCACATGGTCGATAACCATATTCTCAGTAGCTGTGTTCTTACCAGTAAACGTCTTTGGTTCAAATGAGTAGGTCGTTGTGATCTTAGGCAAATACTCAGCGCCTGCCATTCGGACATACGAGCGATAACTCTCTAGAACGTCATATACATTTTTTTTGGTAAATTGCACGTCAACTCTTTTTAATAACCTCACAACATCGCTCCTTTATGATATAATATTTTTATCGGAATATCACAAAGGAGTCAGCTGTGCTGGCTTTTTTATTTTATTCTTTATTCGTAATCACACTACCTGCACCGTTGACAGTAACCCAGCCATGTTTTTCACGGGCTTCTGCTTCTTTCATCCGGATAAGATTATCTGTGATTGAGTCTGACTTAGCTTTGTTAGCCTTGGCTTCACCTTCTGCTTTGATGATACCTGCATCAGCTTCTGCTTGAGCTTGAACTTTCTTGGTATCGGCTTCCACCTTAGCTTTTTCTTGTTCCTGCTTAGCTGTATCTATCTCTTTTTGTTTAACAGATTCATTTTTGATTGCTGCTTCAATCTCATCGCCTGCGTCTTGGTCTGTGATGGTAAAAGATACAAACTCCAAATCATAAGACTCAAATTTTTCTTTGAGAGCTTTATCGATCATTTCATAAACTTCTGTACGCTTATTACCGAGTATATCGTAAATATCGTAATTTCCTGTTACAGATTCAATAGCACGCTGAACAGCAGGAGATACTACACTATTATTCACGTTTTCTAGGTCTGTGTAATTAGAGAAGACCGTCATGGCTTTTTCCTTGTTTACACGATATTTTACATCGATATTAGTATTTAACCATTGACCATCTTTTGTCTGAGTCGTGATTTTCTCCATTGTTTTTGTTTGAACAGAAGTGGAGAGAGTGTAAACCTTGTCGATAAATGGCATTTTTAGATGATATCCTGTTTGCAGGGTATTTTCTTGCACACCACCAATTGCGCTAACCTTAACCCCAACTGTATTAGCTGGGATACGCTTCACAGCCGTGAGACGAAAAATCCCAAGTGAAGCAACCGCTGCAACTGTAATGATACCGCCCTTAGCAAGTTTTGTAAGTGTCGTTTTTCCTGTTTCGTGATTGTATTGTGTAAACATTGTTTTTACTCCTTTTTTAAATTATTTTTCCATAAGTATGTTGTCAATTATTTCTGGGTCCATTTGATAGCCTCCAAAAGTTCTAAGATTATTCGATTCCATTCTTCGATTGTTGTTTCTCTAAAATCAAACTGAGACATCATTTCAGCTCTTTTGAATAATGCCCTCTTAAAGAATGAAGTTTTTCTGAAAAAATCCATATCATCTGTTTTAAACTCAGTCGTGATTTTCTTTCCATATCCCTCTATCTCTACATAGACTCTTGTTTTACTATAGAGAGGTAGAGGCTCCGCCCAAACACTTCCTTTCAAGTCTAATTCATCGACTTTTTTAAGCATTAACGATATTTTCTTAGCTTCACTCTCTTTTTTAGCACCACTGAACGGGTATCTTTTTGGTCTCATTTCTTATCCTCCAAAAGCTCTGGGTTTTCGTAGATGTTGCCGATGATTTCTTCATGCTCAGTCCACGCATATCCTTCTCCCAAGTCTTTTAGGTATACAGCTGGCATTCCACCTATGAATGTACCACCATATTCTTTTTCTAAATACACTTCATGTGGACATCCTCTTGTGCATTTGATAATATCTCCGACAAAGACCTCCTTACCGTTTCTGTCAAACAATCCTGTTGATTGGCCTAGTGTGTCAGGATTTACTGGACACCAAGAACCAATAGTAATATACTGTTCGTTAGCTTCAATAACTTGATTGATAATAAATGAATACCCTTCATCTTCAATCAAGTACCCATACTTCCACTCTTCTTCGCTAAAAGCTTCAACGGAACGCCCTCTAAACTTCGGTATCATACCAAATCCTCCTCTTTGACGAACGAACCATCAATCCAACGACCTTCGCGGTCTTTGATTTCTTGGTATGCCAGTTCAAAACATTCCTCGAAGCTATAACCAAGTGCTTTGCTGATTATCCTTAAATAGCGGACTGCATACATCAGATTATACCTGCACAATTTCTTGTCTGCTAAATCTTGCGATAACTGAAACTCGCTAATGTGAACATTCAAAGATTTAAAACACTCCATAACTTCTTCTTCTCTGAAGATTTCAGAATCCTTGAAAATCTCCTGCACGTCTACCTTAATCAGCAAGGCCAGACCAACAACCACGACTGCACAATCTCCGATACTGTCCTTGGTTAACTGCTCATTCTTCTTGAGATAGCCTGCGCATAACTCACCGAACTCCTCGCTTAATTTCAAAGACTGCTTGTCTAGCCGTCCACCGTTTTCTAAATCACGGTCAATAAACCATTGTTTTACATTTTCTAGTGTGTTCATGATAACTCCTTTGCTATCGCTGCTATGACATTGACTGTCACGCTATTTCCTGCTTGTTTATATAATTGACTGTTAGAGTTGACCTCTTGCGCTTTGTCAAAAGCCCAGTCTGGAAATCCTTGCAATCTCCAACACTCACGAGGTGTTAGCTTTCTAATTCTAAAATCAGGCTCAATTACTCCTTGACTTTCTCCAGTCAAGAGGGTATTGGCTACTTGCTTCCCAACTCGTCCTCGTCTTGTTTTAGAGTTTGGGTGTGATAAGTTCACACTATCCCCAACCTCTGCATAACCTTTAGATGTTGCTTCTTTCACTCTGATTTTAGGTTCAAGACCTCCACCTTGATAGGCTCGGATTGTTGGTGCGATGCCGTCTGTTTCGTAAACCACTCCACATTGATTAAAATTGGGTTGCAGAATTCCAAACTGTTTTATAGCGACCTGCTTAGGCTCTTTGTAATCTGTTGCGGTTAAAGTTCCCACTACACCACCTGAACCATAGACCACGCTTCTAGTTCCTTTCCTTGTGCCACTCGGATTTTTAGTATTGCCTATAATTTCTATTTTTGGTGGTTGATGATCAGATTGTTCACTTTCTCCGCTGATAGGAAAAACGCTTCTGGTACATTCTCCTCTAAGATGTCCGATAATGAACACACGCTCCCGATTTTGGGGGACTCCAAAATTCTTGCTGTTAAGCACTTGCCATTCCACGTTGTACCCCAGTTCATCCAACGCTGAGAGGATGACCTCAAAGGTATTTCCTCTGTCGTGGTTGAGGAGTCCCTTGACGTTTTCAAGGAATAGATATCTGGGTCTGAGAACAGATGCGAACCTACAGATTTCAAAGAACAAAGTTCCTCGTGTATCTTCAAAACCTCGTCTGTTTCCTGCAATTGAGAAAGCTTGGCACGGAAATCCTCCACAGATAACGTCCACACTTCCGAATCTTCGAATAGACTCATCTGTGACTCTTGTAATGTCATGTAATTCAATTTCTCCTTCTGTGTTATGTATCGCTTTATAACTGGCTCTAGCGTATTTGTCTATTTCACAAAATCCAACGCATTCATGCCCAGCGGACTCCATACCAAGACGAAATCCGCCAATTCCTGCGAATAAATCCAAGAATTTCACAACAAAACCTCATCTCCAACTTTCACTTTATCATACACGTCCTTCGTAACTACGAAAATACCGCAATCACGAATTGTCAGCGTGTATAGTTTGCCGTGTCGTCCTTTCTCGACGACTTTGCCATGGATTTCAGCGCCTGCGTTATCTGCCTTATAGATAACCATCGGGCGCTTTTCTTCTAGTTTTTTAATATGGACACTCTGCCAGATATTCAATCCAGCAGATAGCAGAATCCAGATTGCTATGAATCGTTTCAATCTGTTACCTCCTCGATAGTGAATTTAATTCGATGACTTCCAATGTTGAAAAAATTATCAACAGCTATTTTTCTTTCACTTGATACAATTTTCATTGCAGCTTCCATCACTTTTTTGCCAAATAAAAATTGATTTTCATAAAAACGTTTTTGAACTTCATCTAATTTTTGGTAAGGTGAAAGATAGTTTTGTTCAACCGCCATTTCTTCTTCAAATCTCCTCTTTTCATCATCAGGAGAAAGGGAATGATTGTAGATTTCTGGAAAGTTAAGCTCTTTTAACTTTTCTAACCCTCTCATCATCTCTGAATAAGCATTTCTTTCTTTTGCGTGTTTCTTATAATTTACAACGCCTGGTTGTTGTTTAGCTAAAAATTTAATTTCTGCATTGGAAAGATTGTACTTGATACACATCTGGACATCTATCCAAAAAACATCTGCGTCTCCTCTATGCCAATTAAAATCATTTCTTTCTAAATCTAATAGCAAATCAACGACTTCTTGGCCACGGCTGCTTTCTATCAATTCGTTGTCAACAGGCTTAGTTGCCATAACCTCGGCAATCCAGTCTAGCCAAACACTGTCTTCCATCACTCCACCTCCTCAATCTCAACACCTGGGCAATCGAACACCCAGCCAAAGCCAGCTTCTTCTAGTTCTTTTTTTGTAAAACTTTCTTTGTATGCTAAAGAGAAAAATATTTTCCCAGTTCCATCTTTAGCAATGTAGTGTTTTGTCGCTTTAATCTTAACCAGATACCGCTTCTCCTCCTCGACCTCGTAGCCGAAAATCCAAGCTAATGCGAATGTTTCTTGGTTTTCTGCCCATTGCATCCACTTTTTAATCTCGAAATTTTCTTCAAAGATACTCATTGCTCCAAATAGAGAACGCCCTATATTTTTTGAATGAGTTATCCAATCCGCCACAAACTGCGGAACTTTGACTGGTTGCGGTTCGTCTAGTTGTTTCAAATCTTCTAGAAAAATTTGACGAGCTAATTCTGCTCTTTTAGCATTCCACTTTCCCTCATAGCTTTTGTATTTCTCAATTAATTCCTTAACATTCATCTTCCAACTCCTTTATTCTCTTCTTCAATTCTTTATTCTTTTTCTTCAACAAATCACGCTCCAACGCTCTAATGCGTCTCTTGCGTGAATCGCACGGCTTCGAATACTCGATTATCTTCTCTTCGTTTTGCTCGATTGTGCGTTGATAACCTTTTATCAATTCCTTTTTGTCAAATCCCATCCACTATCCTTTGCAATATCTCGTGATACTCATAAATCTCCAGTTCAATTCTGTAATTCTTATTTCCAGACTTGCCACCGTGCATGAATTCAGTCGATACTATCACATTGTAATTATCATCTGTCCAAATCTTTGCGTCCGTCAAACCGTCAAACAAAGCCTTGCTTGTGGGCGACCAGTTCGGTGGGTCATACTTCCTATTTGTCGGAGGATATATCCGAACCTTAACCTTGCAAGGCTTGTCCTCGCTGTAAGGCAATCCAAAGTAATCTCTCAGTACATTGTTGCCCTCATATTCGGCTAACTGCCGTAAGAACTTAGTGATTTTAGCTTTTTGATGAAAGTGAGGTCTGTCGTTTGCGTTGATCATCTGTTTCCTGTTCAACTCAAATTTCAAAATCAATCGTTCTTTCATGTCTTTGTGAACACCTCATTCAGTTCCATAATCTCCTCATTGTTGTTATACGGATCATACGCTAACCGCCCGAAACCTGCTTTATTCGTGCTTGTTGGTGTGTTACCTGTCCATTTCAAATGCAGAAACTTACTGCACGCTCTACAACGAATTGATGAAGGTTTAATCTTAACCATTCTGTGATAACATTCCCCACAAAACGGACACTGCACGTCTACTTTTACTAATTCAGTCATATTTTTCCAATCTATCAAACATTAAAATGGCAAATCATCATCCGAAATATCCATCGGATTTGAATTTCTAGCAAAATTAGGCGATTGCTGATCGTGGTTGTCATCTAATGGTTGACCACCATCTTTCTTAAATTCCATAAGCTGGAAATTCTCAGCCACAACCTCTGTCACATAGACACGTTGACCTTGCTGGTTATCATAAGTACGAGTCTGAATGCGTCCTGTAATTCCAATCAAAGCGCCCTTCTTAGCCCAGTTAGCGAGATTTTCAGCTTGCTTGCGCCACATAACGCAATTGATAAAATCAGCTTCACGCTCTCCATTCTCGCTTTTAAATGTGCGATTCACTGCAAGAGTAAATGTAGCGACTGCCACATTTGACTGCGTGTATCTCAATTCTGCGTCTTTTGTCAAACGACCAACTAATACGACATTATTTAACATTTTCTAGTTTCCTTTCAATTTACCAAGTAACATATCCGCATCTTCAATCTGAGACTGCTTAATCATCTTATAGTCAACTACTCCAAGATGGTTCAAGAACCATTTAACGATAGAACCATCCTCTTTGCCTTTTTCAGCAGAAATAGTAGCAATTTCTTTCAAGTAGTAGTTTGCTTTTTCTACAGAAATAACTGGGTCATTGACTTTTTTAGGTTGTTGCTTTTTTGTTTGTGTAGCCTCATTCCCGTCATCGTCTTGATCGCTGGTTATTCCAAAAATAGCAGATAATGCGTAGCGTTTAGCGTAAGTGATAGCTGACCCGATTGATTGAGGGTCGTTTTTGACTGGCTTCATTTTGATTGGATCATATTCAATCCACTCTCCTGAACTATGCATCACCAGCGTCCCAACTGTGACATTCCCATCTTCATCGCTTGACGGAAACTGTGTGAATGATAAACCATTCTTACTCGCTGACTCTGTGATAGCTTCTACCACATTTTCAAGTGGTACATACTTGCTTTTAAAAAATGGATTGTTGGCATCTTTTAAAGGTTGCTTCATTTCTTGTTGAGTTTTCGCAAAAGCCTTGCTGAACTCTGTTAATGTTTCTGACTTTTTCATATCCTAACTCCTATCTGATTCTAACTCCTTCTGTTTGAGTTTGAGAAACTCCTGAAATTTCAATTCCATCCTTCAATGCTTTCTTAATAGCGTCCTTATCTAATTCACGAACCATCTTGAAATATTCATCTGGAATTGCTTGTTCGTCGTATTCAATCTTTACAGGATTCTTCTGTACCCAGAAACTATATTCTTCAGTCTTCAGCTTGTAATCTTTCAATCTGCTTAATACTTTAAAAGCAATCTCATTTCGTCGTTCAATTCGCTTATTTGCCGATCTAATCTTGTCCGTCAGTTTCTCTTTCTGAGACTTAGCAGCATCCTTCAAAGCCTTATCATTGCTATTAGCCCATGCCACGTTGTTCATAAGACGATTGATATCCGCGTCTTCAACGATTGCTTCGATATTATCACGCAAAGACTCTTCGTCTAATTCCATGCTTTCTAGCCAGTCTAGAGTTTCATCTATATCATAAATGTTCATCGTTTCTCTCCTACGCCCCTCATTCTTCAAATTTGGGGTCTATTTCCGTTTTTTATTCTTCGTTCGATAATTTATATACCTGCTTCTGAAAATCGCATACAGGCGATTTTAGAGCCATCTACGCACTGCGCCAGTATTCCTCTAAATCAACTGCCATAACCGCTGATAGATTTTTCTGCTCGGTTAAAATCTGCCTACGATAAGGTGCAGTTCCAGCTTGTCGCTCTTCCTCGTTTCGTGGAATATAATATCCACTTGGTTGAGTCTTCTTCGCCACAATCGGATGTCCAAAATTAACTCGCAAACTCTCAACAATCATTTCAAGTCTACGTTTGGATAGATTGAACTTCCATTTGATAGTTAGCGAACTAACAGGTTGTTCAAAAGTCCCGTGATTTACTATGTAATTCAACACGTTAGCTTCTACTTCTTCCATATCTCTGCTTACTGTCATTTAGACGTATGCCCTCCCTTTAAATTCATTGCTCAACTCACAACTACCACACTCTTTACACTCAAGAGGTGCGTAGCTATCTATAACTTCAAATTCATGTCCACAATCAATGCAGACGCATTCCCAGATATACATTTTCCAACCTCAGCGTAACACTTTCATAATCGCCTTCTTAGGTTCTGGCAAAGCTAACGGCTCTGGTTTTAACCCCTCAGGACGTTCATTGTCAAACGTGAAGCCTTGAAAATCTCTTCGGATGTTTTGACGGATTTCCTCACGTTCAAGCTCACGACCGATTTCAACCGCTTCGTTAAACACTTGTATAATCTTCGTATCTCGTTCTTCCAACTTTCGTTGTTTCTCAAGTTCGTGCAATTCCATTTGTCGTGCTAAAATCCCAGCACCGATAAATCCTAAAATCACTGCACCAGTTCCTAAAAGCTGGTTGATTAGTGGTGGTTCAAACATTTTTATCTCCTTATACTCTTAATTTTCGTACTTCTTTTTCTAATTCCAAAATCTCATAAACATCATTGATATCGTACATAATATATTTCCCTTGCTTACGAAATCTTAATCCTTTGCGTTCTAACTTTTTGATATAGCCATGAGTGAAGCCGAACTTCTTCATCAAATCCTGTTGATTGATTGGCATGCGTTCATTCTCTAACTGCTCCTTGACCTGCTTTTCAGCAAAAGCTAATAATTGATTTGTGAACAGTTCAGCACTTTCGCCATCCAATCGTAATTGTAGCGTTATACCTTCCATTTTTTACATCCTCTCAACTATGCGGGCAAGCATTTTTGTGATATAATGGTTTAAATTATTTAAGTATGCGCCTGATTGCCGTCAGGTGCTTTTTTAGTTATACACAGTTACTGTATAGATTGTCTTGCTTGTTCCATCGCTAGAATGTACGGTAGACTTATCCAATGTTATATCTGTCGTATCATTAGCCATTTTGATGAACAAATACAAGTAGCATTCTCGTAAAATTTTTAATTTTAGAGGAACAGATAAAAATCTTTTAAGTTCCTGTTCGAATTCATATTTTTCAACTACCATTTCCCCTCCTAACTCGTATAAATTCCGCCATTTCTGGCAAAGGTTCTTAGTTCGTTCATCTTTCTTGTAAACTGGTAGTCGCTTGTAATCAGCAACCGTTCTTTCAGCAAGTCAGATAGTTCGTAGTGTTTTGCTTCAAACTGATCAATAATCTGCTGACGCTCCTTAGTAGTCACTTGCTGAAATTGTTCTTCTTGACTGCGTATCATCGCTAAATTTGAACGCATTGGTTTTCATGTTTCCTTTCGTTATCCTGTCTAAAAGGCTTTTCTCATATAATTTCTTGAGATGTCCGCCTCCATAATTCGTAGTAATAATTGTGTTCGTCCTGTTTTCAAGTATTTGATACAGGACTTTTTGAACCCAGCTATTTCCTTGCTTGATATCGTCACCTACACTTGACTCTTTGCCGATGTCATCCAAAATCAAGTAGTCAACTTCCTGCAAGAACTTAATCGTCTGCCGTTCATCCCATTTAGAATCCTTGTATCTAAATGCGTCTTTCATTCGTGAGAATAATTCGACAGTAGGCAGATACACGACCGAACGCTTCATTTGGAACTTCTGGAAACTCTCGTTCAACGTCTTAGCAATTCCAACTGCTAGATGACTCTTCCCAACTCCGGGCGGTCCGCTGATAATCGTATTCCCTTCGTATTGTTCTTTCACATAAGCAAGTGTTATTCTTCTAGCGAAATTGACTGCTTCCGAATCCTGCTCTGTGTGAATTTCAAAGTTCCCAATAGTGGCATTTTTTAAATCAGTCGGTATGATACTTTCTTTAGCAAACAAAGAGTAAGACCTTGTATTTCTGATTTGTGCTTCAGCTTGAGCCAGTTGTTCGCCTGCTTGATTATTGATTTTTTCTTGCGTGCATTCAGGGCAATAGGTCAGCACGTTCTGAGTGCAAGGATTGACTGAGCGCCACATATACACGCCTTCATGCTTGGGGCATTGGTCTCTTAATGTTTCAACCCGCAAGGCTCTAGTCTGTAGTTCTTTGCTTGATACTGTTCGCATAGCACCCTCCTAGAACCCAAGTCGTGGATCAAATCCGTCATCGGATAATCTCAAAGGTCTTTCTTGATTGCTGAAAGAACGTTTAGGCTTCTGCCTATTCTCAACCAACTCAACAGTTGTTAGGCCTTTCTGCTTCCAATCTCTCAGAATACTATCTAGATATTTGAAGTAAGGTTTCCCATTGCCCACGCATTCCTTGATTGCTAATTTGATAACTTCTTTACTATGGTCTTGCAAGAAGTATTTCAAATCTTCGATCTCAAACGGTGTTGGGTATCTTCCAAACTCTGAAAAAATCCAATCGTGAACAATTCCAAGGTCGTTTTCTGCGGGTGCGTCCTCTATACTATCTATATAATTAGCACCAGCACCCTCTGGTTCAATCAGGTTGGTTATATAAGGGTGGTTATTATTAGGTTGGTTAGCCTTAACATTTTTAAGTTCTTGAACTAAAATTTCTTTAGTTCCTCCCTTAATATTTTTAAGTTCTTGAACTAAAATTTCTTTAGTTCTGATTTTCTGAGGATATAGCAAATTCGCCAATCTAACGCCCTGTCTTTTTTCTTTCAAAAGACCATGTTCTATCAGTTGCTTTTTTAATTTGATTACAACTGGCTCGCTTTTTTTTATCCACTTACCAATTTCTTCGTTCGTAGCTACAACATACAAATATCCATCTTTGTCAGTAAAATGTTGCTTGTTTTTTCGAGATAATGAAACGCGATCGGTCAAAATACCATAAACCATGACAGCCAGTGGATCTAAATCTGAAAAATAGTCGTCTTCTATCAGCCGATACGGAATTTTAAAGTATCTTTCGTGATTATCCATGTCTATCTCTGTGAAATATTGTTCATTCATACTTCTCCTAAACTATGATTTAATTCGTATTTTTTGCCTAAAAAAATAAAATCCTTTTCGACATTGTATAATCGAGCAAGTTTGTCTAAAAGATCCATTGGGATTTTTGAACTATCATGCTCATACTTCAACAGTGTTTGTTGATGAATGTTCAGTTTATCGGCAACTTCTTTTGCAGATAAATTATAATTTGTTCTTATTGCTCTTAATGTCATTTTCGGCACATTCCTACCTCCTTATCTAAATTCATCCAAGCTGATTTCCAGTGCATCAGCGATTTTGCACATATTAGGCCATGAAAGGTATTTTACCTTTCCACTTTTTAAGTCAGAAAAGAAACTTCGATTAACTCCAGCCATTTTAGATAATTGATGTCCGTTCAAATTCCTTTCCTGCATAATTCTGTTTAATTGTTCCCACATTTTACACCTCTAAAAAACACTATATGTTGTTAAACAAATATATTTAATCCCAATATGTTGTGTTTTTCTGCTATATATGTTATAATCATTCTTGACTAGGACCTCTCACCGTTTTAGTCAAAATTCCAATAGAAAGGAGAAGATAGTATGGCAAATACTCCAATAAAACCTGGAACAGATAATCAACCTGCAGGAACTTATATCGAAAAAGGTCCTCGTGGCGGTAATGTACCTGGTGGCCGTGTCGTTCATATCGATAAAGGCGACAGATTACCACCGACTCAGAAACCAGGTAATGGTTGGGTTAAACAATAATCCGATCACTCTACGCATCTAAACGGATGCGTTTTTTTGATAAACAAAAACTTTTTCCTAAAATATCAATTTGAAACCATGCTTCAGCATAATATCGTCCTTTTTCTTTATACTTTGTAATATAATGATGAATCATTTTATTCCTTCCTCCTATTGAGTTACTTGAGAAGTATCATGAATGGCTCCATAGCTAAGGCGCTTGAATTCTTCTAAGTCTATCTGAAAATTGATAGACTTTTTTTGTAAATACTCAAGAAAACTAGTGTTTCTTAAAAGTTTTTCTACTAATTCAGGGTCTGCCTTTACAAAGGTGGACTCTTTTTTCCCACTATACGGATATCGTCTTGGTCTCATTTCCTCACCCCCTTTCAAATGTGGTATAATCAAAATAAAACGATTGGAGAAGTATTATATGCGAATCGAAGTGAAAACAGACTCTTATTTTAAACAAGAGGTATTTGTAGACAATATCTGTCCAAACTGTTCAAAACCTACCAACCCTCAAGTAGTTTCTCAAGGATATAACGAAATAATACCAGGAACAGATAGTATCTATGTAACGCTTCGTTGTTTAGGTTGTTATCATTACTGGGTTGAAGAGTTTGTTAGAGAACTTGACAGAGGCGGTTCTTATGATACGACGCACATAAAGGTTAAGCCTCAGCTACCTAGCGACATACCTATCTCCAAGGATCTTGAATTGATTTCGCCAGTCGGCAAGGAAATCTACGTTCAATCTCTCAAAGCAGAACAAGAACATCTTGACCTCATTGCAGGTATTGGTTACCGTAAAGCTTTAGAGTTTTTCGTCAAAGATTTTTCAATTCTTACAAATCCTGATGATGAAGAAAAAATCACTAAAATGTCATTAAAACAAGTTATCGAAGACTATATCGAAGATGAAGATCTTAAAACTTTTGCTTTAGCTTCTACCTATATCGGAAATGACGAAGGACATTACTATCGTAAAAATCCAGACAAGAACCTCGCCGACTTGAAAAATTATATTCATGGTGTTATCTACTACCTTGAAATGAAACTCAATTTTCTTGATGCTCAAGAACTTGTGAATCGTTCAAAGAAATCTTAGAATCTAGTTCATCCACTTTCTCAGCAATATATGTCACGGTCCTCAATATCTCGTTGAGGGCTGTTCTTTCTAGTTCGTTCATTTCCCTACTCCTTGTCTTTTTTATCACATCGGTATTCCACTATCTTACGAATAGTGAAAGATACAATCACAAATCCTGCTAAGATTATCAATCCAACATTTTCATCCATTGCTTTTCACGGCAAATGATGGTACACTATCAAGTAGAGGTTGGGGCTTCTGCCCCTTTCTCTACTTTTTGTTTTGAAGCTTACGTTTGTGTTCTAAGATTTGTTTGTGCCACAAACGTGCTTCTCTGACTAAGCCTAGTGCCAAGATGACGGTTGCAGTGTCCTTGTTTGCTAGGCTTTTTATGATGTGTTCCATCATTTGCCTTACCTCCTTTTCCTTAAGCTTGATTATATTATACTACGATTTAAATCGTACGTCAATAGCTTTTTCGATTTTTTTCGTAATTTTTTCGAATTTTTTATTTACAAAATCGAAAATAAACGGTATTATATAGTAAAGAAGATAGGAGGAAAAAACATGGCAAGAGGACGAGGGAAATTAACTCCTCAAGATAAAGAGGATATGAAAGTCTTTTCCGCAAATCTTAACTCAATTTTATCTGATAGAAATTGTAAACAAGCTGAGCTATCTCGAGCGACAGGAATACCACCTAGCACATTGACAGGGTATGTAAAAGGAACTTCTTTGCCAATCCCTGGCAATGTTCAAAAAATTGCAGATTTTTTTGGAGTACCTAAATCTGTATTAGACCCTAGATTTGTAACTAATAATTCTATGGTCGATGACTCTTCTTCTAATACTTCCTCTATCCAATCCATCTACGACCAACTAGAACCGCCTAGACAGGTCAAAGTCCTGACCTATGCCGAGAGGCAACTAGACGAGCAAAAAAATGAAGATAAAACGAAGATAAACGAAGTATCGGAGAACATCATCAGACTGGACGACTACAGACAGACGACTCACCGACGTGTTACTGGGGTTGTCTCTGCTGGTAGTGGCTCGATGCAGGACGACGATTTAGATATGGAGGTTTCGTTCTATGAGGATGAAATCCCAGACGACTACGACGCTATCGCTTATGTCGTCGGCAACTCTATGGAGCCAAAGATAAAGAATGGCGACTACCTATTTATCAAGAATACACCTCAAGTTGACTATAACACTATCGGTATCTTCCAAGTGGACGGTGCTAACTATGTTAAGAAACTACGTCAAGGATATCTTGAAAGCTTGAATCCAGATTATGAGGATATACACCTAGACGAAAGCAACGATATTCGCACTATCGGCGAAGTCGTGAGTATATACAGAGAAAATTAAAATAATATGTGCAATAACTGATCCACATTAAAAGCTGATAGAGAGGTTTCTTATGAAACAGGAACGTAAAGTTTTAGGTATTCTAGCTATTATCTTCGGAGCGCTTGCTCTACTTGGCTCATGGATGCCTATTATCAATAATTTTTCATTCATTTTAGCTATTTTAGCTCTTATCTTCGGTTTAATTGGTTTTGCAGTAAATCGAAAAAGACCAAAAACACTAGCTATTATTGGGACGGTTCTAGCAGTAGTGTCTATTGCTATTGTATTAGTAACTCAAGCAATGTACGCTAAATCATTGAAAGAACTAGGTAAAAACGTTGAAGAGACTGTTAGCTCTGTAAGTTCTTCAATTGAATCTTCACAAAAAGAGGAAGATGCTAAATTTAACTGGACAAAAGAGCAGTTTGATGCGCTTCAAGTTGGCGATATTATTAACTATGGAGCTGGTGGAACTAACTACGATGACGTTGCTAGCGTTCACGGAGAACCTAACAATGTAACAACTAGTTCAGTAAATGACCACGACAGCAAGACAGTATCATATACTTCTACTGGTAGCAAATACAAGAGCGTTATTCTTTCGTTTTCAAAACAAGACGACGGTTCTTTCTTGTTGACTTCTAAAGCCAGCTCAGGTCTAGAATAAAAAAGACAATAAAAAAATCCCCACACTCTCTATCGCCAAACTTTGAGTGTGAGGATTCAACTTTCCATCAAGCAAGCAATGGAAAGGATGATAAAAAAATACACCTATAGTTTATCATAAGTTCTACACCTTTTCAACTATGCGGGCAAGCAATCGAAAAGAAAGGACTTTTTATGATAAAAAA